TATCCTTGGTCTGGGTCTGGTTTTGGTACTAAGTATGCTAACCCTGCTACCTTACCTACTGGCAATGGCAATGGCATAGCCTTCAGCCCTGATGGCTCAGCTATAGCTATAACTCATAATGGTAGCCCTTACATTACATCCTACCCGTGGTCAGGATCAGGTTTTGGTACTAAGTATGCTAATCCATCTACCTTACCTGTTGGCACTAGCACTGGTGTAGCCTTCAGCCCTGATGGCTCAGCTATAGCTGTAGCTCATAGCTCTAGCCCTGTCGTTGCAGCTTACCCTTGGTCTGGGTCAGGCTTTGGTACTAAGTTTGCTAATCCAGCTACCTTACCTACTGGCACTGGCTATGGTGTAGCCTTCAACCCTGACGGTTCAGCTATAGCTGTATCCCATTCCGGTACCCCTTTCGTCTCAGCTTATCCTTGGTCAGGTAGTGGCTTTGGAACTAAGTATGCTAATCCATCTACCAGCCCTGCTAGCACTGGCAATGAAGTAGCCTTTAGCCCTGATGGTTCAGCTATAGCTATAGCCCACAGCATTACCCCTTTCGTCTCAGCTTATCCTTGGTCAGGTAGTGGCTTTGGGACTAAGTACGCCAATCCATCTACCTTACCTGCTAGTACTGGCAATGGTGTATCTTTTAGCCCTGATGGCTCAGCTATAGCTGTAGCTCATAGCACTAGCCCTTTCGTCTCAGCCTACCCGTGGTCAGGTTCAGGCTTTGGGACTAAGTACGCTAATCCATCTACCTTACCTGCTAGTACTGGGCAGCGAGTAGCCTTCTCAACCGTTGGTGATCCGCAAACAGCATACAATAATTATGTGGCTGTATCCCATTCCGGTACCCCTTTCGTCTCAGCTTATCCTTGGTCAGGTAGTGGCTTTGGTACTAAGTATGCTAATCCATCTACCCTACCTAATGGTGGCGATGGCGTAGCCTTCAGTCCTGACGGTTCAGCTATAGCTGTAGCCCATGTCTACAGCCCTTACATTACATCCTACCCGTGGTCAGGATCAGGTTTTGGCACTAAGTTTGCTAATCCAGCTACCAAACCTGCTAGCACTGGCCGTGGCGTAAACTTCAGCCCTGATGGTTCTGCTATAGCTGTAGCTCATAACTTAAGCCCTTACGTCTCAGCTTACCCTTGGTCTAACAGTGGCTTTGGGACTAAGTACGCTAACCCAGCTACCTTACCTCCTAGCACTAGCCGTGGTATATCCTTCAGCCCTGACGGGTCAGCTATAGCTGTAGCTCACGGCGCTACCCCTTTCGTCTCAGCTTATCCTTGGTCAGGTAGTGGCTTTGGTACTAAGTTTGCTAATCCAGCTACCTTACCTGCTAGCACTGGCAATGAAGTAGCCTTTAGCCCTGATGGTTCAGCTATAGCTGTATCCCATTCCGGTACCCCTTTCGTCTCAGCTTATCCTTGGTCAGGTTCAGGCTTTGGGACTAAGTACGCCAATCCATCTACCTTACCTGCTAGTACTGGCTACGGCGTAGCCTTCAGTCCTGACGGTTCAGCCATAGCTGTAGCTCATAGCACTGGCCCTTTCGTCTCAGCCTACCCGTGGTCAGGATCAGGATTTGGTACTAAGTTTGCTAATCCAGCTACATTACCTGCTAACAATGGCAATGGCGTAGCCTTCGGACGAATTGAAGTTTAACCCTCAACAACTTATAGGAATATCATGGAAGATCAAGAACAACCTAAAACTCGTGAAGAAATCTTAGAGATGTCTTTAGAGGCTCGTATCCAAGAAGTAATGGGATACCAGATCAACATAGACAACTACACGATTGCTCTTAGCGAGATCAGCAAGAAATCACAAGCTGACCAAGCTGAGTTGTCAGAGTTTACAGATCAACTTCGCAACCTTCTGGCCTCAGAAAAGCTGGAGCAAAAGAAGGCTGAGATTATGCTTGCCGTAATACAGCAGCAAGTCTCTTAATCTAACACCGAACAGAAAGGACTAGTACAATGTTCGTAAAAGTTACAAACGGCGAGATAGACACTTACCCATATTCAGTTGGGAAACTCCGCCGTGACAACCCAAGAGTTAGCTTCCCAAAGAAAATCTCTGATGAGATGCTGGCATCTTATGGTGTGCATGACGTGAAATGGCTACCAAGCCCAGAGCATGACTCTGAGACGCACTTCGTTGAGTATGGCCCCGTGCCTGTTCTACAGGACGGCGCGTGGGTGTATGCGCCAACAGTGCGTGAGCTTTCAGTAGAGCAGCTTGCAGAAAGGTCAGTCTCCCGTGCAGGAGAGGCCCGTCTAAAGCGTGATGAGCTTTTGGCTGAGACAGATTACTTTGCGCTGACGGACGTGACTATGGACGCGCCAATGACATCCTATCGTCAGGCTTTGCGTGACATTACGGCACACACTAACTGGCCTAACCTTAATGAGGCTGACTGGCCTACTAAACCAGCTTAAATAGGGAACAGGCCATGCCGTTAATCCCACTAAACCTACCAGCGGGTCAGTATAGAAACGGCACTGAGTATCAGTCTCAGGGCCGCTGGCGCGACGGTAACTTAATCCGCTGGCATGAGGGCGCGCTGCGCCCCATTGGCGGATGGCGTCAGCGCGGTACTGTCGATCTGAACGGCGTTGCGCGCACAATGGTGGCGTGGGAAGATAATTCCAACAACCGCCGCGTGGCTCTTGGTACGCACGATAAGTTGTACGCAATGACTGCTGGCAACACCATCAGCGACATTACCCCGGCTGGCTTTATTGCTGGCCGCGTAGACGCCACGGCATTTACTGGCTACAGCGCCAGCACATTCGGCGGTGGCCTGTACGGCCTGCCCTCTGAAGACACCGGCAGCATTTTGCGAGCTACGACTTGGAGCTTGGAAAACTGGGGAGAATATCTGCTAGGCTGCACGGCAGACGACGGCAAAATTTACGAGTGGCAACTAGACGCCGCAATTCCCGCCGCAGTTCTATCAAACGCGCCAACAAACTGCTCCAGCATGATGGTTACGGAAGAACGATTTGTGTTTGCCTTTGGCGCAAGCGGCGACCCCCGCAAGGTGGCGTGGTCAGACCGCGAAGATAATAACTTGTGGACGCCAGCCGCAACTAACGAGGCGGGTGACATTCAAATTCAGACAAACGGCGTTATTCTAAAGGGCTTACGCACACGCGGCCAGTCTCTCATACTTACGGATCAAGACGCCCACACGGCCACATATTCGGGGCCGCCCTACGTCTACGGCTTCGAGCGGGTTGGAACATCTTGCGGATTAATTGCGGCCAATGCAGCGGCATCTGTTGACGCAGGCGTCATGTGGATGGGGCAGCGTTCATTCTTTGTGTATTCCGGCGGAGCTGTGCAGGCATTGCCGTGCGACGTATCGGATTACGTTTTCAGCGACATAAACAACGACCAGAAGTCCAAAGTACACGCTGTCGTAAATAGCCGTTTTAACGAAATCTGGTGGTTTTACCCCAGCGAAAGCAGCACGGAGTGCGACAGCTACGTCTCATTTGACTACGCAGAAAACATCTGGACCACTGGCACGATTGACCGAACTGCTGGCGTGGACCGTGGAGTGTTTCGTCAGCCGTTCTGGATTGCCGCTGACGGCACTCTGTACGAGCAGGAAATTGGATTTAACTACGGAACTCAAACGCCATTTGCAGAGACTGGTCCAATTGCCATTGGAGTTGGCGAACAAGTTATGGCTGTGCGCGGCATGATCCCAGACGAGAAGACGCTGGGCGATGTGAATGCCACGTTTAAGACGCGCTTCTATCCCACGGATACCGAGCGTGACTATGGCCCGTACAGCATGGCCAATCCAACCAGTTTGCGCTTCACGGGTCGTCAAATCAGGATGCGTGTCACGGGCGATGCCGCGTCGGATTGGCGCGTCGGCATTATGCGGCTTGACGCTGTAGCTGGTGGCCGCAGGTGAGCCGAATACTCCCACCTATTACGCTGGACATAAGCCAGTGGGCCGAGAATATGCGGCGCTACCTTGGGCTGGCTTTAGATCAGCTTGGCTTTAAGGATGCGTCGGCTTCAGCCTCGCAGGACGGCGTATTATTGTGGGACCCAGCCAACGGCTACCCGGTAGTGTCCAAAAGTGGCGCGTGGCATCAGATTGTTTTGGAAGATGGCCACGCTAATTTTATCAAGACTGCCGACGTTACCGCCGCCTTAGCCAATACTGCATACAAAATAACCTATGACGCCCCGGTGGGGAACTCCGGCATTACGCAGGGAACGCCTGCATCTCGCATTGTATTCGAAGAAGCCGGGGAATACGTCTTGGCGTTTTCGGCGCAAGTGTCGTCAACTTTTTCCAGCACCGTACACTTTTACTTCTGGCCCAGCATAAACGGAACAGACGCAGCCAACAGCGGCATGGCGACTGCGCTGCACCGGAACAACGCAACCTTAGTTACGTCTCGCACCCAAATCTTTACTGTGGCTGCTGGCGATTATATTGAGGTCAACTATATGTTTGACAGCACCAGCGGCTCTTTAAATTACACAGCCGCAGCGTCTCCAGTCCCGGCAATACCGTCGTCAACTCTGTCAATTACGAGGTTACATGGATAACGAACTGGAAAGATGCAAGCCTTGGATTGAAGCTGCCTTGGGATACTCAGGTGGCACTCACGACTTTATTGACATAGCTGAGGGCATATACAAAGGTACGATGCAGTTGTGGCCAACGCCAAAAGGGTGCATAGTAACTGAAATTGTGGTATATCCACGGAAGAAGTTGTTAAACGTATTCCTCGGCGGCGGAGAATTGAACCAGATTTTGGATATGCACGACGATGTAATAGATTGGGCCAAAGCGCAGGGATGCGCAGCACTGACTATGACAGGACGGTTTGGCTGGAAGAAACCATTGGCGAAGCACGGCTGGAAGCCCATGCACTCGTCTTACGTTAAGGAGTTTGAATAATGGCTAAAGGTGGTTCAACATCTTCAACTGTTTCAGTGCCGCAGTATATAGAGGACGCTGCAAAGCGAAATCTAAACAGAGCCGACGATATATCAAAAATAGGATTTCTCCCAAATTACGGTCCAGACGTTGCGGCGGCTACACCCATGATGGGAGCTGCAGCTCAAAATGTAGCAAATACTGCTGATTATTTTGGAGTAGGCAGTAACATGTCTCAGCGAGACATAATGGGTGGAATGGATGATCCAACTACCTATGCTGGCGGCGTTCGAGGCTACTCCGCCGCGCCAAATTTTGAGCAATCCCTAGAAACACTGGCTGAAAAACGTCCCGGCCAATATGACTACATAAACAGTATGTTTATTGATCCTGTCACTGGCCTGCCGGGTTCCCGTGTTGGAGAAAGTATAGATTACACTCAGCCGCCTCCTGTTTATGGCGGCGGAGCTGGAGGAAGTAATAATAACGACAGTGACCCTTTTAACATAGCGCCAAGTTATTCTAGCGGGTCAGGCGATAATTCTTTTGTATCAGGCCGGATTTCGGCTGATTTACCCGGCGGCATAAATGATCAAAACCTTAGAAGACCATTAAACCAAACAATTGCCCGAACCACCGATACTCAAAGAGAAAGCGGCGCGCCAACATCGTCACCAAGGACGCGCAGCCGAGAACAGGGCGGCGGCCGCAAAGTTATCTGCGCAGCCATGAATAAAATGGGCTTGCTGCCTGACGACATTTACGCTCTGGATTCGGAGTTTGGCATAAAAGTCAACCGCGATGACCCAATGCTAGGCGATGGATACCGCTTGTGGGCTTTACCAGTGTCTGAGTTTATCAAAAAAGACACGCTTGGAGCTAGGGCATTTCGCGCATTTTTACTACCAATCACACTGGCTTGGGCAAAAGAAATGGCCCACCAAATGCGTCCAAAAGAATATAAACCAAACTATGCTGGTAAAGTTATTATGGCCATTGGCCATCCGACTTGCCGTGTAATCGGCCACGTCTTTATCGGCGGCCTAACAAAGAGGGACGTGTAATATGTCTGGTGGAACAGGAGCGCGCGGTATTGGCGCAGCACTTTCAGGGTTAGGCGCAACGCCGTATAGTCCACAGGCGGGAGTGCCTAACTTTTCTCCCGGTCAACCACAACCGCCCAGTGGTTTAACCCAATTTGCGCCTGCCAGCACTTATAATTCAGGAGCGCCCAGCTACTCTTTAGCAGGCCAGCCAGCGGATGTTTCAACGGGCGGCAAGGGTGGCCAAGGCGGTCAGCAAGCTCAACCCGCTGTGATGCCGTCGAGGCAACCGCAGCAACCACAATATGCTCCACTGGCCCCACAAGGTCAATTCAACGTAAATCAAGCATCTGCTGGCGCTTTACAGCAAGCCATGCGAGGCACCCAAGCTGGCATGGGCTTTCAGCCTGAACGAGCCAGAGCGGCTGGATACAGGCCAAGCAGCATGAACTCTCAGGGCTATAATGCGCAGGGTTACGACGCGCAGGGTTACAACGCAAAAAGAGCTGGAAGCCAAGGCTTTACCGCCGCTAATGTTGCAAATCGCGGCTATGATGCGTCTCAGGTTGGTCCGGCGCCAATCGTTACAGCTCAATCAGTACAAGCGGGTCAACTTGCTGGAAAAGATTTAGGCGCTTATACCAACCCATACGAAAATCAAGTTGTGCAGCAAACACTATCTGACTTAGCTCGCAACAGAGATATGACGCTAAACCAACAAGGCGCGCAAGCCACAGCAGCCAACGCCTTTGGCGGCTCACGTCAGGCTATTGCCGACTCTGAAACTCAACGTGCGTTTGCAGAGCAATCAGCAAGAGCTGCATCTGGATTGCGTCAAGCAGGGTTTACTCAAGCTCAGCAAATGGCACAGCAAGACATTGGTACAGCGCAGCAAGCTGCTTTGGCAAATCAACAAGCCAACTT